CGATATCATAAGATCATCTAGATTAACTTGATTCTCAAGAACAATCGTTCGCTGATTGTTTTGGAAATACATATTGTCGAGAATATTACGCCACAAAGTAGTCTTTTGTTCTTGTATCTGCTTCAATCTGTCGTAAATAGACAAGCCATATAGCTTGTGAGACATAAGAATAGCAGTAGCACTTATAAATGGATTCTCATCAATCTCTTGGATGTCAAGAATGTGGCTAGGATTATCTCCGCCAACTACATCGACTTTAACCAATTCCGCTATGCCATCCTCGTCAATGTCCATATACATGTAACATTCAGCTATTTCTATAAGCTGTTGAGAATCGTCCAAGCTGGCGTCATAAGAAGCATTAGCAGTTTCTTCTTGCATGCTAAAGCGGTAATCACGCATCTGGTTGTAATCTTCATTAGTGGGGAAGGAATCCACCAACTCTTTATCATAACCATCAGCCACCAGCTCGGACTTAGTTTTAAGGTAAACATGAGCAGTAAATCTAGCAGTAGATAAATCCACAGAGTTATGCATACTAGAGCAGCGGAACTCTTCTGGAGGCACACTAATTACATTCACTTTACCTTTTGTTCTTGAGATTCTTACTTTACAATCGTAAAACGGAATTTCCATTTCACCTTCTTGGTGGATAGTAGTAGTTGTTTCTACAAGCTCTACATCTTTGTGACCAAGAAGAACGTCATACTCAATAGGAGTAAGACCAGTGTAAGATTCTTTTGTTACAGTAGTTTCATTCTCATAAAAGACTTTTACAAAGCCATTCTTCTGCATCAACGCGTCTTTTATAAACTGATGCAAAACAAGAAAACCATTGTTGTCTTTCATAAATATGTCATAGACATACTGCGACTCTAGCTCCGCTTGCTGCTCATCACCTTCGTGCGTGGCATCAAACTTAACTACATCATTGTTCTGAGTAAATGCTTTGACGATCTCAGGTAATATCCACTCGATAGCATCTGCTACATCTGTGGAGACTACAGAAGAACGACCTGCTTGTTCTTTACCGTCAGCCTGTCCCAAGTATGAAGCTAAGGCTGCCTGCCGGTTGCTATCAATAGCGTCTCCACCAGTCTCCCCACCACTAGCGGATGTGAGTTCCTGGGAAACTATATCGAGTATTTGAGAATCGTCAAGAGACATTTATTTAGTCCTCAGATTTCTTAACAGTAGTTTTCTTTACCGTTTTAGCTGCTGGTTTTTGTTCTGGTTTCGCTTTAATTGGCGTTTCTTTCTTTTCCTCAACTTTCGGCTTGCCACAGATCGCATCCTCCAAAGTTTTATGAGCAGTTGCGCCAATGTGGTGCTTAATATTTACAGCACGATTTAGACGATTCCATTGCTCAATTGGGTCTTTAGTATTCATAGTACCATCCTGTCAGTTTGTGAGTAATCAAGTTCCTTGCCCCAGTTGCCATTAGAAACAACACTGTTGCCTTCTCCAGCACCTACCATAAGGTATTGCAAGGCATCTGATACATGAGAATATCGCCCTTTATCCGGCTTGTCCTGGTATCTTTCCGCTCCTGTGACCGCTACGCGCTTGTATTTATAACCGCCAGCTAGTGCTTTACGTACCATAGGAGCGCCAGGAGTAACAACAAAGCCTGTATTACCAGAAAAATCAAGCCTCTGAAGCGGAGCAGCTACAGCTTCTCTGCGAATAATGAAGTCATTAGTGTAAGTAGGCCAAGCAGTTATACCGTTAGCATCAAGAATCTGGAAAGGAGTGATCTCATCAGTCTGAGCTCGTTGGTCTCCTGCTGGGTCTCCATATATCTCGAAAGTATATGCGCTGTACTTACTGTTTATCATCTGATTTAGTAGTTTCGAGAAGTTGGCTGCGCCCATATCTTCCGTAACAAGCTCATCAAAGATAATCCAGCGGCCTGAAGCAGTTTTAGCGCCGAAGACCGCAGCAGGAGTAAGACCAAAATCAATCCCAACATATACAGTAATTCGAGGATCGACTTGTACTTCTTCATCTGTGTGGTGAATATCATCTTTATATTCTGGAAATACTGGCTTGCCATCTTGTACAAAGCCGTACTGTCCATGTACATATACGTTAATCCACTCTTGATCTTTACCTGCTTGCATCTTTTGGTAATATCCATCAGGCAAATTGTGTATATTTTCCGCTTCAGGTGCGGTGCCAGAAGGCTGATGAAATAATGCATGATTATCAGGTTTGTCAATCTCGAATAGTTTATACCACCAGTGATCTGAATCAGGCGGGTTAGTATCCATTATAAGGCCAAACCAGGTTGCTCCGCCATCGCGCTTGTTTGGATACCTGCCTAAGCGACCTATGAGCATATCAACAATGGCTTTTGGTATCTCTCTGGCTTCATTTATCCATCCGCCAGTTACTTCCAGAGACAGTAGTTTCTTAATATCGTCTGGCTTATCCAGTGCACGGAATAGGAACTCCATATGAGCTACAGTTCCATCTTCTAAAGGCTGATTAATGGTAAACTTCATATCTTTCTTGAGGTATACGCCCATATGCTGGGGATACCAGTCAAAGAAAGTCTGAATTGTTGTATCAACTAGCTCACGATATGTGTTTCGAACTACTACCCAGCGAGTTTTTCGTATTCCTTCGCTGTTTGGCTGCTGTGACATGCCTTTAATTAGCATATCGACTACACAACCGACAGATTTTCCGCTTCCGATTGGCCCAAGAAGCCCACGAACAAACATTTCACTTAAATGAAATTTTGCAGTAGTGGTTGATGCTTCATAGGTTACAATCATAATCTATTTTACAGCCTTTATTCCTGATGGATTAGGAGAGCCAGAGCTAGGAATAGCAGAATTAGATTTATCTTCTGGCATAACAACATTAAAACTAAATCCGCCTGCAGAGACAGATCCTGAACCTGGATCGGTAGGCTCTAAATGGAATGTAGAAGATAGAGAGCGAAGGTATTCGAGAGCAATCGCGCCGCCATTTCTCGTGTCCATGCTTTTAAATAGCTTATCCGCTGCCGTTGAAATGGAACTCATACGCCCTCTACGCCAGGCTTTCTTGCACAGAGCAACTTCCGCTTCACTGAGCTCATCTGGATCAATAAGAAGATAGTCATAACACTCCTCCAAAGATAGTGCTTTTGCTCTTACTTCTATGACTTCAAGATCCTGAGAGTCTAAATATTGCAACTCAGGTAATCCAGTATAATTTGCGCGATCCATAACTGCCTTAAATTTGTAATTTATACTACTGATGAGGATATTATAACCTTCCGCTTACCGAAAGTAAAGATTTATTTTACATATAAGGCCTGGTTATAGTAGGCAGGAAGTATATAACTGCAAGTTATAGGAAGCTGTACTTAGCAAAGTATATTTTTTTCTGAAATTTTTTTGATTTTTTTTGGGAGAGGCGTGAGGGGTAGACCTGCCCTAGACTAATATGTGATGTGCCCCCCCTCCCTTCCAATAACCCGCTACTGGTAGAACTATTGGTTATAACCAGGTTGTTTTATATAACTGTAAGTTATAAGACCGAGACCAGGTTGGTTATAATAAACTAATTTAATATACCTAATTGTTCTAAGCCCGAGAAGGCCCCAAATCTGCGTTCTAAGAGCTTTTAGGCCATAGCTATACCTTACTATTAATAAGAAGAGAACTCGATTCTCTTTACAAATCAATGACTTACGCGGGATAGAACTAACTGTTATAAGTATTATAACTAATTGATCTAAGTAGAGGGTAGACAATCCGCTCTTAATCTATTACGCGTGCGCGCGATCTATCTATAGTAATAGCCTATAACTAATTGTTATAAGGCTTATAACTAATCAGTCTAAGAAATACTTTACTTTAATTCCAATTGTAGTAAGCTATCTCTAAGTTATCGCGAAGGGCGGTATCTATTAATCGAATACTAAGGAACGAAAAATGGACTATAAAGAACTATTAGAAGGCGTAAATATCCTAATAAAGAACGAAGCGAGCGTAAAAAAGATTCGCGGGTTTCTCCAATTCGAGGAAGCGAGCGTAGAAGATACTAAGAAGATCTTAGAAGTAACGGGGTTAAGTAACGGGCGCGATCCCTCTAAGCTAACTTATACTAGCTTATTAAAATGGCTTTCCGAAGAGCCTCGGAGCGAAACCGACCTATACGCGCTCATCCTAGATAAAGGAACTAAGAACGAAGCTCGGTGGATTAACGACCGGAATAAAATTAGGGCTACTTTAAACGCGGTCTATAATAAGTATAACGAGACTTTTCTCGATACTCCAGCGACCGAAACCCAGAAAGCGGATATTAAGGCGAAAGTCTCCGCTTAAGCTAAACGCGAGCGTCTTAACGGCGCTCAATTTTTAATACTAAGGAATAAAAATGGTTACTATAGGCAAGGTACAAGTGAAACTCGAAAAGCAAAATCTATTCGCGACTCCAAAATCGTTTAAAGAGATAGAAGATTGGATAGAATTACACGCTCCAGAAGATCGCGCTCATTTATATACGGCTTCAATGATGACGTGGAATTATCTAGTGGAAGCTATAGAAGAAGCCCAGAAATTCGGCGGAGATAGTAGCGAACATTTATAAATAGTAAAAGCTCTTAACTAAGCTCGCTATAGGCGGGCTTTTTCTCGTTCCTTAAATAAACTGTAACGAT